CTCCGAGGACGCCCGTAAGGGCGGGGTTTTGCACGTTGGCTTAGACAACCAGCCAACGAGTAGAGGTTAAACTCTTCCGAGGTTCAACCCGACGAAGAAGAAGTACCTTCGCCAACCGTCTGGGGTAAGATTAACCAGACACGGGTCGTAGTAATCCCAGTTAGGGGCTACAGCTAGCCGCTTTTTGTAGAGCACAGGCGTATCTCTCTTTTGACGTGAGATAAGCATGCCGTCACGAAGCCGACCTTGAACAGCGCTAAGGAGTACACCAGGTGGGTTATGAACTTTCCACCTGCCATCAATTTTAATATGATGGACGACCCCGGCGTTTTGGAATAACCAACGCCCTTTAATCTTAACGTAGTCCTCAATACACAGAAAGGAAAATTTCTCGACAGTAGGTAGGTACCGCTTGTAAACGATACTACCCAGACGGCTTGTTAGCCGTTTTGTCTTAGGTTTCCCAATGGTTGTGTCAAACGCATACCATAGAGGGACCTTCAGACCCGCAGTATCAGCTTCCCACGGTGGTACAGGTTGAAAATCACCTGACCAACGAAGTAAGTACTGAATCGTGCGTTCTAAAGATATACAGTGGTTAGCGCTCCACATATTGAGGCGATTAATCAAGGACAGGACGTCTTGCTTAGTAGTCAATGCATCGCAATATATACCGCGCACATTGGTACCGTGCCAATAATCAGCACCACAAGACTCACGAAAAGGACCGTAATTGAAGCTCTTCTCGGCGTTAACTAGAAAACCGAACCGCTTTAAAATCTGGCAGGTCAAGTCGTATGCCTCGCGGCACACGATTATATCATCGCCAAATACGGCAAAGTTCCCTAGTCGATCACCATTGGGTTGAGGTTTTTCAAGCCTTATACCTAAAGCCCGATAAACGCCAACAACAATAGAGCTAAACAATATCGTTTGGAGGGGAAACGTAAAAGCATTTCCCATCGACGATACCATATGTAAACTGACTTCCTCCCCGTTCGGGAGAGTAACATAAGGACTACGAAGCTCTGCTAACCACCCTAAGACATAGGGCGGAAGCAATTTGCCAAGTAGACTCATGCTGATTGTATCGGACGCAGACGACAAGTCGATAGTACCAAACTTGCCAGAACGCGACCCAATCAACGCCAGCGCTCTGTTCTTATCGGGTTGCTTACTGAGGTTAATCCCCAGTTTCGTTTCCAGATGATGTTCGAACAGATTGCCAATACCCTTTTGCATCAACATGTTAAGTAAGGGCTCAGTACATATAGTCCTTGAAATTGCATTGCTTTTCGCAACGTAACTTAACCGGCTACCTTTAACTTGCACAAATCCGCCCAATACCTTCGACCGTATCTTCTCGGTCTCTTCGGTGAGCGGGTAGCGTGAAACTTCGCGTTGAAATAACGCGAATAGCGATTTTCGAGTCCCGGTTAGAGGCCCCGCCGCAAGTTTTTCATAATGCGACGTGCCCTTAACCCCGACAGATGAACCCGGGCCTACATCCATGCGGTGAGTAATACAATCACTGCACAGCCATAAGTCCCCAGTTGAGGTGTACCAAAAGTCCCATAAGAACTTCCGTACTTCTCCGACGGCCACAGCTTCAATCTCGCTGAGGTTCGTTTCATCTATCTGACTGAATGACTTACATCTGTCATTACAGTCAAGAAACTTAGCTAATGCTGCGTCGTTAGCCTTCTCCGATAGTGTCCCGAATTTCTTAAGGATGCTGTCAAGTAGACTAACTGCGGCAACTTGTCTGACGGTTGCATCGGGCGGCAATCTATCTCGAACTTTTGGTTCGAATAATGAATTGAAATCCCAGGTGCTAAGACAAGGGCTAAGATCGCTAGCAAGGTAAGTAAAAAGAACGTGAGGATCAACACCCATACATTGGTTCCTTTCGCATCAAGCAAGAAGGCCAGCTTCTTCGGGTTTACCCCGATACGTAGCTGGCCAGAAGGTGCTCCCGGTACACTGCCTTTCGGTAAGCGCCCCATGTTTTGGGGCGAACCGTCAGATCACACCAGTTACGATGGAGTCATAAATATCTGCGATTTCAGCAGAAACAAGACCCCCAACGCAACTTAGTGCAGCGGCAATGCTTACCGCGTCCGCCAGATCAGCTCCAGCCGGTACTTCCATGGCGATATTTATCATCATGGGCTTTCTCGGTTGGCCCGCAAGAGGTAAGACCCCCTTGCGAACGATGAGCTTAAAGACGTTCATCGGTACGGAACCGACGATTCCTGTAACTGGATTCGCGACGCCGAGCTGCTTGAAACTTGCAGGCCGGAAAAACGAAGCAGTAAAAGGATTCGCAACCGAGTGTGAGTTCACACCCGTCTGCGTGCCGCCCAGCGTCGTAATGGCATGTTGCTTACCATTTTGATTAGGGGCGACATCGGCGGTGAGCGTGTATGTCGGGTTTGTTAAGCCCGTAAGTGCTAACCCCGTAACAGGGGAAGAAGGACTCCACATTTGTGGCCTTTCAATTTAGGAGAAAATTTCGATTAAAGAAATGAATTGCGTAAGTTCCTACCACCAGCAAGCAAAGCAGCCATATTCGCCCATTTTTTAGGCGAGGTCGGGACCTCAAACATAAAAGTTTGAAGAGGCACCGTCGCAGCTGCATTTCGCACAACCGAGGTAGTACGCTTATGCATCGGACTCACGTTAACCTGACAGGCTACATCATTACCATACCAAGTGGCCGCTCGTGGGGAATCAAAACGCGCAGTGACAACTTCGTCACGAGTTTTGCGCACAGTGACATTTACCCAGTTAACATTCTCTTGGGATGTTGCATGCCCATCTAGTATGTCACCAATATTGGTGACATAGTCAGCCAAGAAGGACCAAGGCGTTAGCTCCCACAAAGTCGGAATAAATTGGTCGATCGTAAAACCGAACCACCGACTAAGAAAACCCGTGGGTGAAACTGCCGACGTCTCAGATCGCAAGCCAGCAAGATACCGTACGGAGCATTTCTCGACAATGCGTTTTTCAATCAGCATTGGAAAGGCGGCTCCGAATGTTGCGGTATCAAAGATACGCGAGCTTGTTTCATCGTGACCGTACGCTGAAATTCGTTTCTGATGGATCTCATTTATCAACTTCCCGTAGGCTATAACAGCCTCTTGAAGGTCGTTAACCAGAGGACCCCACCCGAACGCGACTTCCAACCAAGTATCCGCTATCATCTTAGCCATTAAGGACTTATAGCTGGCATCTTTACGCATCTTTTGCGCATTGACATCCATAACTACTCGTCCGCGGGCATCATGCCTGAATTGCGGTGGTAAATTCCTAGCGTCCAGCAATTGCCTTTTGGTAGGCTTTGTCAACCCCTTTGACCGCTTAGAAGCAGTCGAGAGAAACTTAGCGATACCATCACGCAAACCACTTGCTGGTCGTAGGATCATCTTGAGTGACTCGCGAAGCTCTCCAACAAAGATGCCGCCTTGAAAAGCGGTTTTCTCCTGAAGAAGCTTTTTGAGAAAAACTCGAGAAGCGTGGTTGCTTGCGACCACTGCATCGATACCGGGGCTCGAGAAATCCGAGCTTTCACTTTCTGCCGAACTAAAATAGGCAGTCGGTGTTCCGGAAAATTCAAAGAGCTCATAACCTGACCCAGGCCAGCGATTATATTTCAAAACGCCGGAACCTGAACCTGAGGCAACAAGCTCGCACTTCACCCCACTTAAAGGGTTGGTGCATTGAAGACCATGTTTTAGCCTAGATCTCCAGTCAGGGTAGGTGTTACTGCTGTCACGCCAATTTAACCCGGTAATTACTCCGGTATCAAGCCGATTCACGACTACGTCAGGGTTACCGACGTAGACAGTAGTCTGCTTGCGGTGTTCGGCGAAACTCCACCTGACTTTTGATTGTTTGTACATAAACACAGTTCCTTTGCAGTTAGCTGGGAAGCAAATCCAGCAGGCTAGCTACTTTCCGCCGCCACACGAACCGATACTTCATTACCAGACAAAGTTCCTCTTGGCTCTTGCCAAAGAGGGCACCCCTGGAGATTTTGGTAAGTATCGACTCGCGTGTTTGACGGTGACCTACAAGCACTTGCTGCTCATGCCGTTGAGCCACTCTTACGAGTGTTTTAACGAGATTGAACCCTGTATAAAGGGGTAACAGTCTGTTCTTCATGACATGGCCATAGCAAGGTTATACGCTTGTAAGAGGGTAGCT